TCACCAGAATTTTTTAACTCTTCATAAACATCTTCACCAAAAGAAGACATCTCATCTCTGAATCTCCACTCAAGAAAATTATCTTTATCAACCAATACTTTTTGTACACTCATGCTACCTCCTTGTTAAAATGTTCTTCTGCTAGTATGTAAGCAAGATCATCTTCTGTTGCACCTTGCCATTTGTCTGACCATTCCTTTAATGATTTACAATTTTCTATGTCAGCAGTTGATTCTTTGAAACCTATTGCACTATCACATCTTGATACAAATTCATTGACAGTACATGTTAAAAAATCTCTCTTCATTTCTCTTAACTCTTCTACTGTGTGATTATAAAAATTGTGTACACTGCAATCAAATTCATCACTCATGCTACCTCCTTGTGTAGATATTGTTTACCTTCATTGGTAAGTTGATAAACGTACACACCATTACGTTCATCAGTGTTCGTCTTCTCTCTTGTGACGTGGTGTTTCTTAATACCTTTGTACAACTCTGCTTGTATCTGTATGTCATCAACATCTTCTTTGTTGATACTCTCACGAATACTTTTCTGTGTACGTTTTAGTACACCTTTCTTTGCGAGTAATTCTAACATTACTTCAACAGTAAGTTCGGTGTAAGGTTTGCTAGACTCAGATGCTAAAAACTTTCTAACATCTGGATCAATAAAGTTTTGTTGGTTTTTCTTGGGGTAACTTGCAATCTGAAGATGCTGTCCCCCAGGGAAGTTTTGAGAAGTTGCAGTGGTTGCCGAAGTGGTAGCAGTGGTTGCAGACTTTGCAGCAGGTGCAACCTTTGGCTTAGAAAGAAACGACATCTGTTTCTCTACACCTTTGATGAGTAACTTCTTCGCTTGACCCTTTGTCATGTACCCATTCTCAATGAGTGTAGCGAATGCATTATCGATTAGTTTATTAGACATGATACCTCCTGTATAAATTTAGGTTTGTTTACGTTTGTCCACTCATGCATAGCTGACTTTGCATGTGTGTAGTATCTTCTGTATGACTCAACTGTTTGTTCAAACGTGCTGTAATCATCTGACTTGTATTCGTCAGGCATACACAATGGTGGTAGTGTAAAGTCGTGCTTGGGAAATGCTTTGTATATCTTATCACTTAGTATGCCAGCGATTGTAATGTCGATGATCGCATCGATAGACTTGTGTGATGTACCTACACGATGATGCCACTGATTAGATAAACCAGTGGCTAACGTGATAGCATATTCAAAGTTACCAGATGAATCACCAACCCACCTAGTCATAGGATGATTCTCATAAGCTGGCTTGTATGGTGCAATGTCTGACATGCCATGCCTGTGCAATGCTGTCGATGACATCTGTGCAATCTCAAGTATAATTTTGCCAACATGTTTGTCCCCATACATTACACTTGAATGCATGGGATTTTTATCTAAGAAAAATATATTCACTTCTTACCTCTCTTCTCTTCGTTAGTTAGTAAGTTGATGTGTACCCATACCCAACTAGGTCTTGTTTGTGGTCGTACCAAACCTATCAGTTTTAGTATTTGATTTAGTATTTTCATATATGTCCTCCATGTGTGTGTCTAAGTTTCGTATCATTACTTTGATATCATTAGGGATGCTCCTTACATAAGGAGTACCCCTGTCAACGATAATATCTACTGTCTTGCTATCTACTTTCATTCAACCTCCTTGATTGGTGAATAGTATTGCGATGTATCTGGATCATAGATGACACCTGTCTTGATACAATCTCGTAACCATGATCGTAACCCAAAGTAATGCTCATCTGTTATGATGATACCTTTGTCATCTAATGGTTTGATCAAGCTTGCAAAACTAGACTCGATCAATCTATTGATCTCGTCAGTTGTCATACGAGAATGTGTAGCTTGATGACTAGGCTTAGGCTTTGCAACCTTAACCTTCTTCGTAGCAGGCTTATCGTATGCACTCTCTCGTATACTATCTGGTATAGTAAGAAGAGTATCTTCTTCTTCTATGCCATCAAGCCACGTATCATGTGAGTAATCAGTATCGAATATACTTGATTGTTTAGGTTTAGTTTCAACACCCATCAACTTATCTAGCTGTGAGTCTCCAATAGTTTCATCAATATCTTTAGTCATATATCCTCCTATGCGTAATCAAAAATTGACATAGCATCATCAAACTCTTGATGTGCTTTCTCTTGTTTAGCGACTTGTTCCTTATGAACTTCGTCATCTACTGGTAGCATCATACTTTCGTACATGATATCATTGTGACCCCTAGCAGAACGATATGAACTTCCATACTGAAAGCCTTGTTTAGTGAACATGTAATTACTTGATCCTTCTCTCCACTCTTCATCACTGCTAGCGTACCAGTACCTCTGACAACTAATGGGTCTGTCATGATCATCTTCATGACCTATTGATATTATTTCATAATATTCATGTGCATTTCTTATGAACTTAGTACCAATAGGTAAACCACGCATGTCAATTTCTTTAGATTTCATACGAGGAAAAGTAATCGTGGTTGGGTCAATATCTTTTTGACCTTTGTTTTCATTATCCCAACCTTCAACTGGGGTAGTAAATGCTACTACCTTAGCTGTTCTACCCCAACCCCACCTTGCGTGCGTCTGGTTAGTACCCATGAGACGTACAACTGCACCACCATAAGTCTTTGCATGTGTACCCACTGGAAAAAATTGAAAACGGAAGATAGGTTTACCTTCTGTTATCTTTGGCTCTATCGTAACTTCTTTTGACGACATGTAAAATTACTCCAATTAGTTCGTGATTTGTTTTGCTTACCTTCAGTTCATCTGAATTAAGCCATACCTCTCTCCATATTCTAGGATGTTGAACACCGAACTTAGCTATCCAACTTGTAGGTATTGTATACTTGCGAAAGATTTTCATTTCATCTGCCTAACCTTTTGCTTATCAGCTTTGATTAGATCAGCGTTGTCGATAACAAATCTCTGACCAAGTAATCTCTTTGCAATCTTATCCATCACTGCTTTAGGTAAGTCATCAAAGTCATGTATGACTGCATGATCTGGATAGAATTGTTTGACTGCCTCTGATGCAATACCGATGCCTATAACATCAACACCATTATCAATAGTGTACTGCACTGCATTACGTAGATGATTGTTCTCAGCTTTATTTCCTAGATCACAACGTGATGCAGGATAGCCGTCACTCAGTACAAGTAACACTTTACGTTTCTGTCTTTGCTTAAGTAATCTTCTAGTTGCTTGTAATACAGAACACCCATCAGCATTTGCACCACCACATCTTGAAGCTACCTTAAGCATGTTACCTAGTGACTTACGTGCTTCTTGGATACGATCCTTGAATGATTTGTAGATGAACATGTCAGTAGGCTCACGTCTTCCGTAAGCTGTCTCATCTTCATAGTACATCTTCCTCTCAACCTTTGTAAGAAAGTCAGACTGTGTAGAGAAACCAAGTATCTCAAGTTCACAACCAGTCTTGTAAACACTCTCGGTCAATCCAATACATGCTTGCATAGCTAGTCTCATCTTGTCACCATGCATACTACCAGAATGATCAACGAGTATTGTAACTGCTGTGTCTATCTCCTTGATACTTTCCTTAATCTTAAAGACATTTGGATAACCTTGATATGCATTCACAAGTCTCTTGGTATCTAGTTTACCAACCTCATGACCACTATCCCAACCTCTCAGTTGTGTAGCCATCAATGCTCTCTCAAGCTTACGTCTCATGACACCAAGTGAACTACTCATCTTAGATACTGCAGACTTGTACTTTGCATTACCTTTCTCATCAGCCATGAAACTACCAAAGGTAAAGTCTTCATGGTAATCAGACATGTACTTATTCTTTGGGTCACTAGCATGATGATACTTATCACTTGATGTACTCAGAATACGAAATGGTAAACCTTCTGTGTTCCTGTTACCATGTCTCTCTGGCATCTTCTCTCCAACAAGTACATCTTCAATGTCAAGACTAGGATCGATTGGATCAACGCTTGTTACACTAGGATCACCAGCTTCATGACCACCTTGTTCAAAGTCTTTGTCTTTTTTCTTACCAGACTTAGAGTCACCTTGTGATTTGTTACCATCAGAGTTTTTTGCACTAACTTCTTTACCTGTTTTAGCACCTCTCTTGCTACCATCTCCGAAGATAACATTGGTTAGCACCTCCTCCATCTCTGGCTCACCATTGTTCTTACGTACCATGTCAGCAACACTGATCGCAGCTGTGATCATGTCTTTGGTATCTCGCATACCATCAACCATGTCTGTCCAGTTTTCAACTTGCTTACGAATGTCATCAGGTAATGTGTCTAAACATTCTTCATTACCAGAGTTGTATCCAAGTCTACGTCTGCCTTCCCATGTGATAGCAACTGCACCAACCTTACGATCATCATCAGCAATGCTTGAGTCTTTGTCGTATGCTTTCTTGTAAGCACGATTGACTGCAGTCGCAGTTGCTTCAAGGTTACGTTTACTACCAGAGTATTCATCAGTGATGATACGTTCGATACGTACATCTTCCAATGCATTCATGAAGACAGGTAAGTATTTGTCATTACACATCATGGCTTCTTTCACAGCCTTGCCATACAACTCATTGTCAGTATGTTTGATATGACCAGCCTCATGATCAACGTAGCCACGACCAACTGACACTTGCTCTTCAGTTAAGTCTTTACCTTGTGGCAACGCAGGCATCCATATTGTACTGCCGTCTGTCTTAGCTTCAGTGCCTGCAAAGACGACAGATATGTCATGTTTCTTACCAAACGTACGTGCAGCAGCATCACACGATTGCTCGAATACATGAGTAGGTATTCCTTTCTTCATATTAGTCCTCGTATTTAAAGTTAAGTGGTGTGCCAGATCCCGTGTCGAATACACGTTGAGCAATCTCACTTATGTTTGCAAAGTCTTGATGACCACATCTGTTAAGAATAGATTTGGTAATCGCAAAGGTGAGTGCCGCATTGTGATTGCCACTCATCATTGGTAGAAAGAATGTGTACATCTTTGCACATGTCATCAAACCTCTGATAGATGTTGTCATGTAGATTGTACCATTCTTGAATGCGTCACGTATCTCGTTAGCAAACTTAACCATTTGTTCAGCAAGCTTTTGATCCAAGCCTGTTGCCGATGCTACAAGTAAGTCTCTCTCATCTATTGGTCGTAGATAAGGTACTGATGTAAAGACATTGAATCTATCTAGGAATGCAAGTGATTGATGTCTTGCACCTTGATAACTTCCTGTCTCATCACCTTGACCCTTGGTGTTAGCCGTAGCAAAGATTCTGAACAACGGGTGTGGCTCAATGAAACGATCGCCATCTTCTAAGATGGTAAAGCCTTTGTTTTCCAAAGCACGTTGCAATACATAAGCAACATCTGGTCGTACAAAATCTATCTCATCAAGACACAAGACAGTAGGTGTTCTGACTGCCTGTGGTATGATCCCATCTATGAATTTAGATTTGGTTGATCCACTCTCTGACATGAGTACCTCTCTGCCAACCAAGTCTTGACGAGTAATCTCACTATCAAAGTTGATACGTTTGAATGGATAACCAAGCTTGGCACATACCTGTTCAAGTAATGTAGTCTTACCTGTACCAGTGTGACCAGATAGATAACCTTTCTGATTGTGTAACAGACAATACAATACATCTGATACTAGCTCTGGTCGAAACACATAGTGTGGATCAAGCTCAGGTACATCAGGGTTAGGTTTCTTCCACTTGAATGTAGGCACTTCGTAATCCAATGCCTTTACCTTCTTACCTTGACTGTTGGTAAAGATGTCCATTGCATTCTGCATGACAACTTCAGCGTCAGCTTCAGTTATTGGTGTGGAAGATTTGTTTGCAGAAGGAGAGTTAGTTGCAACAACCCCAGCAGGAAAGCTTGGAGTCGATACTTTCTTTTGCAACTCTTGTATGGTTTTGTCTTTCTCCTCCATGTCAGCTTTGTGATTCTTTACATTGATGACACCTCTATTAGCAGCATCAAGTATGTCACCCAATGTAAGTGACTCGCCCATAGATGACATGAGAGTATTAACAACGTCCAATGTCTTAGCTTCAACATGTAAGCTGTTGTCATCATCAGTAGTTGCTGTTTCTACCTCATCATTCTCCATATGTAAGAGTCTTGGTAATTTCATCAAATCACACATGTGTTCGAGTTGATCTTTTATCTCAATGTCATGAGGTAGTATCTGTTTGTAGTCAGGTGCATTGCCTGAGCTTTCACGAGATTTGAGTACAGCTTTTAATGCACTCCAACGTGTGTCTGCGTGATGTACTTCCATCAATGCAAACAATACATAGTCTGTCTCTTGTTCTGAGTCTAAGTATTGCTTGTATAATTTTTCTACTTCTTCTTTATCTTCATCACTGTGTCGTTTTTTACATTCATGACGTGATCTCAAACAATCATACAACTGTATGAGTAGTTCAAGTGATAAATCCAATGTAGATTTTAGTCGTTCTTCAGTGTCCATGTGACCTCCGAGTGTGTGTAGATGTGTAATTGTGAATAAACAACAGCCTCATGCTGTACAATTACACATCATCAAACAGGCAAGGCTGATAGATTGCGAAGAAAGGAAAACCTCGCCTGCTTGATGATATGTAGTTGTGGGGAAGAGTTGTTATGTAGTTGTGATCATGTTACCTCAATTCAGTTCAAGTTAAGTTGTGTGTGTGTTGTGTATGCAGTACACTAATTGTACTTGCATGTAAAGTGTGGTTGTGGGGTTGGCTGTTGTACATTGAAAGCAACATTTAACTGATCACCGAATAGATCAGCACCAACCACACACTGTTGATATACAAGTAAACAGGTATTTATCGTCTATTTTATCTAACTTGCTTTTCCAAATGCTGACGTCTAATATGCATAAAGCAGTGAGTAGAATGGTGCATTCGAGCCTGTCATATCATCAAGATTAGAAACCTCTCTTGGTGGTATGTTTACACTAATCTTGAAACCCTAAGTTATAAGTTAATTAATTATTTTTATTCTAAAAATAATAATTAACTAATGGTTTCTTTTTGAAGCCTTGTGTCTATTGCGTCTATGATTTTCTTAGCAGACTTTGCAAGCTTTGCATGTAATGCTATGTTATCCTTGTGACGTTGAATGACAGCTTGTCTTTCTTGTCGTGTGCCTTCAGGTAGCACAGGTTTGTTACCAATCTTAGCCCACATGCTTGACATGTTTGCTTTCCTTGCAGACTCAAGTAAGTTTCTTACACATGGTAAGCAATGGTCTTGTAGTTGATCGCCTGCCACGTCACCTTTGTAGTGATGACGTGGAAAGTCTTTGTCGCATGAATTACATGTCATTGTGGTCACCTAAGTATGTAGTATACATTCCGATACCAGTCATGATCGTCATACATAGAAATATCGTAAACATTTCTCCATGTATCCACCATTCTCTGAATGCAAGAAAGGTAGCTACAGCAGATGTAGTTGTGAGCAAGATGCATATAAATCTAATCATAAAAACCTCGTGTGTGTGAAAGTTAATGCATGAGAGCCTGTCACCCGACAATCGATCGGTATCTAGCCATTGGTTAAGCCAATGGCAATCGGCTCTCACACAGATGTACATAAGTACCTCCCAGTAATTACTTACTGCTATGCAGTAAGTAAGTTGATTAATTCAGCTTTGGTAAGCCTTGCGTAATTCGTAGCCACTGGTGTAGCTTGCTTCTTAGCAAGGTTGTGAGTAGCAGTCGCCAAAGCTTTCTTAAGCTTTGGTGTAGGTGACTGAGCAACACGAGCCGTAAGCATCGCAACAGTAGCCTGTTGCTGTGCAACAGTACGTGGTGCAGATGGCGTTTCAGCCTTAACCTCAACCTTGGTCTTAAGACCAAGATCGGACATCTTCACAGCACGACACTGATCAACAGCAAAGCTGTCAGAAGTGCCAACAACTGAAGTACCTTCAGTTGCAGATGTAGCGATGAAAGGCAATACCTTGCCTTTACGAACAACACCGAAGCCTTTGCCGTCAGGCAAAAGACGTAGTGGTCGTGATGCAGTAGCAACTGTGTTGCCAGAGTTGTTAACGAAGTTAACAGTAACGTTGGTAGATGTAAGCATAAAAGCTCCTTTTCGTCAGTGAATCGAAGATTCAAAACACACCATGTGAATGAATCGAAGATTCAGTTTTCCGTCAGAGTTGAGAGGTGGTAGGTTTTATACCCTCTCCTTTAGAGAGGGTTAAAACCATAACCAGAATTTGCCGTTTTGTGTCGGTCTGTGTCATGATCGTGTGTCACAACGAAATGCCGAAAGGTTTGTTGCAAAATCGCTAGGTTATGGGTTTTATCCCCTCTTATTCTAAGAGGGGTAAAACCCTATAAAAATCGGCTTCTCTCGTGTGCGTCTGTGCAAGACGACAGCTTACCACATTCAAGGGTATAACCCTTGATGTGACAGTATTTTCATGTGTGAAGGTTATCTTTTTGCCTCTCGTAGAGAGTCAGCCAAAACGTTTGAAAACCTATGTAAACAACCTTAATAAGGTTGTATACAACAGCAAAAACCCTACACATTCTGCAAAAAACCTAGGTTTTTCGTGTGTCAATATGTGTGTCACGCAAGACATGGGGGGCGTACCCTGCGACCCGACGACGGCATGTGCCACGTTGCTGTTCGATACCTACATAAAATTCTGCAAAACTAACAACTTCTGTATTGAAAAGGAGACACTATATGGTTGTAACTAACAGACAAAAAAACTTTAAAGAAGCAAAAATCTCTGCAGAGGATTTTGCTAAGGCTATACAAAGCCTAGACTTATCTGCAATCTCTGATCCTGAGAAAAAGAAACAAGCTATTATAGAAAGAGTCTTTCAAATAATGGTTGAAGAAATAAAAGATACTGGTGTCAAAAAAAAATTGCAGCAGGAATTGAAAACTTTAGCATTTCATAAAAGACAAATGGGATTATAAATGCTGACTCGTAAAGATGCAGCTAAGAGACTGCTAGTATTACGTAATGCTGAAGAAACATTTTTAGGTTTTGTAAAAATGCATCACCCTAATTTTGCTTTAGCAAAATTCCAAAGAGACTTAATTAATAAACTAGATGCAGTAGAAAGAGGTAAATGTAAACGCCTGATGATTAACATGCCACCAAGACACGGCAAATCATTTCTCGCATCCTGTCTCTTCCCAGTCTACTATGTTGGTCGTAATCCTGAACGTGCCGTGATGTGTGTTACCTACAACTCAGAATTATCCATGACATTCGGAAGACAAGTCAGACAATATGCAAAGGATCCTAACACACTACAGACATTTCAAAACATGGAGTTGTCTGCTGACTCTCGTGCCGTAGATAACTGGGGTACAACAAAAGGTGGTGTCTACTATTCTATAGGTTTAGGTGGTACAACTACAGGTAGACGTGCCAACCTACTCATTATCGATGATCCTATCAAGTCTCGTGAAGATGCAGACTCAGCAACGCAACGTAATAAAGTTTGGAACTACTATGTAGCTTCCCTACTCACTCGTCTACAACCACTTGACTCACAACCACCAGCCGTCATCTGCATTGCAACTCGTTGGCATCCTGACGATTTATGTGGTCGTATCCAACAACAAGAAGATTGGAATGAATGGGAACACATAAACTTTCCTGCTATCATTGATACAGAGTCAGATAACGAAATACGTAATCCAGAATACGCACACTTACCATTAGCAAAAGTATCTCGTTACAAACGCTACATCAAAGTAAAGAAACAAGTACCTCTATGGGAAGAAAGATTTCCTATGGTAGATTTGCGTAAAATGGAAAAACTAAATCCTCGTGAGTTTGCTGCACTCTATCAACAGTCACCATACATCAAAGGTGGTAACATGATTAAAACAGAGTGGTGGAAATACTATGAGAAAGAAGACATAGACTTTGACAAGTTTCCTACAATCATCATTGCATGTGATACAGCATTTAAAAAAACATCGACTGCCGACTACTCCGTAGCCGTTGTCGCTGGCTTAGACAATCAAGGAGACATATATATCATCGACATCAAACGATCACGTTATGACTTCCCTGAATTAAAACGTATGCTAATAACACTTAACACCAAATGGCGTGGTAGAGGTTTGCGTGGTATTCACATAGAAGATAAAGCATCAGGTATGTCACTCATACAAGAGTTAAAAAATCAATCTGGTATGGCAATCATTCCTTACAAAGTATCTTCGGATAAAGTATCTCGTGTATCTGCAATCACTGACTTAATAGAAGGTGGTAGAGTATTCTTACCAAAATCAGCATTATGGCTTGATGATTTTATAGAAGAAGCAGTATCATTTCCTAATGGTACACATGATGATCAGATAGATGCTTTATCAATGGCATTAGATAAACTCTCTCGTATGACATTTAATGCAGGTGAATTAGAATCAACACCTCTTACAACAGTTGGATCACTACTAAGCGAATTGAAAGATAAAAAAACAACATGGTTTGGATGGGGAGAATAAGGACGACATACTTCCTTTTTTTCTTCTATTTATAACATTTAATCAGGAGCAGCATGCAGGGTTACAGAGAAAAGATAGTTAACGATGAATCTAATGTCGTAGTAGATTTATCACGCCACATTGATAAGCTAATGAAGTATGAAGATATCTCTTCAGACTTAAATGATGAAGAGGAACACAAGATAGTTTCTTACATTAAATCAATGGTAGATATGTCTCACGAAAAGATAAGAGGCAGATACGATCACTGGAGAGAAACAGATAAGGCACACGATGTTTACGTGGAGCCAACACAAACTAAGTTTAGAGAAAAAGCAGTCATAGCAGATACTCGTGCAGTGGCTGACACAGTTACAACTTATTTGATGTCTGCATTGGCAGGAAGAAACCCCATGTTTATGTTGGAAGGTTTAAATAGAAAGTCAAGAAAAGTTGCTGCTGTTTTAGAAAGAGTATTACATCAACACATGAGACGTACAGCAGGTGAAGCAAGAATGGCACAGATGCTTCTTGACTCTGTACGATATGGTTTTGCACCAACAAAAATAGTTTGGGATAATAAAACAAACCAATCTAAAATAATTAACTTTGATCCACGTAGAGTTTTTCCTGATCCTCGTGTTAGTTGGGGTGATTGGGAAAGTATGCAATACATTGTATGTTCTGATTTCCAATCTTACAACTCACTTATACAAACAGGATTATATCCTAAATTAAAAAAGTTTCCGTCACTAAGACAACTTGCACCTACTAAAGCATCTTGGTCGGCACATCGTTGGCAACAAGATAAAGGTAGAGGCTTATCAATCGATCCAACAGAATCATTAGAAAGAAATAATATTGGTAACAATGGATCACACTTTACACTTGGTAACGCACGTACAGTAGATGAGGCTTGGGTAAAATTATCTGGCTACGAAATAAATATACCACAAATAGAAACAATCTTTTTAGTCATTACAGTAATGGATGAAGATGTAGTTATACGTTTTCAACTTAACCCTTATGGTCAACAACTACCATTTTCTTTTGGTGGCTTATATCAAGACTCACACAAAACATATGGTCAATCATTATACGACATCATGTTACCACTTCACGATATTGCAACATGGTTGTTACGTTCACGTATAGACAACGTGCAAGCTGCATTAAATAATTTAATCTTTGTTGACCCGACACAAGTCTCTGTACCTGACTTAATTGACAGAAATCCGTATGGCATCGTGCGAACATTACCTGGGGCTAAAGCTGGAGACGGAGTATTTATCTCGCAAATCCCAGACGTTACTCGTGGTCACTGGGGTGACATTGGTCAACTAGGTGAATTAAAACAAAGACTATCTGCAGCTTCTGATGCACAGCAAGGTATGCCAACTGGTGAAGTACGTACAGCTACAGAGATTGCTCGCCTAACGCAGTTAGGCTCACAACGACTAGGTGGATTAGCTCGTATCATGTCTGCAACAACAGTACGACCAATGGTACGTATGATGATTGCTAACATACAAGATGCTATTGCTTATGACGGATCAATACGAATGGATCCTTACAACATGCCAACACAATTAGCTGACATGGTGGACGATGGATACATCGATTTCAGTGTACAAGATTTACAAGGCGATATTGATTATTTGGTTATTGATGGATCACTTCCTATCGAGCCAACACGTAATGCTGAAACGTGGATGAATATGTTGAAAGTAATGGGGGAAACAGGATTAAACATGGAATACAACACAGCTAAAATTGCTGAAGAAGCAATACGTGCTATGGGTATATCTGACTTGGATCAGTTCCGTATTTCTAAGGAACAACAAGCTCAGGGTCCATCACCATCACAACAAATGGCAATGATGGAAAAAATGCGTGGTGCTTCTGTACAACCTAATGAACAAGTTCAACGTGATGTAGAAGCTGGTAATCTTATTCCGATGATGGATAAAATAGCAGGAGGAAACAGATGAGTAAGACAATACCTAATCCAGAAATATTAGAAAAGAATATTGATGCAAAGACTCGTGACTTTGTTAAGTCTCATGCCTCTACAATTATAGAATCAAATGGAAAAGAAATAATAAAACTACGTGCAGAAATAGAAGGCTTACACAATAAGATAAAAAATTTAGAAGATACAATACCAACCATCTTTAAAGGATTAGTGGATCAACCTGTATCTGATTTTAAAAAGCAAGTCACAAAAGGTGACGTAATAAGATTTATGAAAAAAATGGGATGGAGTGAGTAATGGCTGAGACGCAACCTCGTGGTGAACAGTTAAGGTTTTTATCATCTAAGACAGGTGATCATAACCTAGATACATATTTAGAAAGTGCAGAGAGAGGATCAAGAAGCATTGGTGATATGCTTGGTGATATCTTTGACTCATCAGGTACTTTTGATTCTAGTAATTTTACTTTTAAATATGATACAACAAACAGTGCGATAGAAGTAAGAGTTGGAGACTCATCTCAATCATTTGTTAATGTAACTCCTTTCTTTAATTTAAGAGGTACATACTCATCATCATCAACAACCTACAAAAATTTTGATTTAATTACAGACTCTAACTCTGATATTTATATTGTACACGGATTAGCATCTAACACAGCGACAACTACCTTTGCTGACATCGCTGCAGTACGATCATCATCCAACACAAAAAAATTAGTAGACGTATCTGGTGCTGCAACACAGGCATCGAATGCAGCAGGATCTGCTACAGCAGCCGCTAACTCAGCGACAGCCGCAGCCTCATCTGCTTCTACAGCGTCTACTCAAGCAAGTAATGCATCATCCTCCGCATCGACAGCCTCTGGTCATGCCTCAACAGCAACAACAAAAGCATCAGAGGCTTCAACTTCTGCAACCAATGCAGCGTCATCAGCATCTACTGCTTCGACACAAGCTACTAACGCTGCTTCATCAGCGTCAACAGCTTCAACGCAAGCAACTAATGCTGCAAGCTCTGCGACTGCTGCAGCAAGTTCATTATCAACATTTCAAGGTCAATATCACGGAGCAGCATCATCAGATCCTAGTAGCAATCTAAATGCAGGAGATTTATATTTTAATAACTCATCAGGTTTAAAAGTTTACAATGGATCATCATGGGAAGATATAAAACCAACATCTTCTGAACAAACTAATATTAATACAGTATCATCAAATAATTCTAACATCACAACCTTGGCAGGCATAAATAGTGACATCTCAAGTGTTGCAGGTATTGCTGGTGATGTAACATCATTAGCTAACTCTTTAGAAAAAACTTTTGTAGTTACTGTTGCCAGTGTAGGTGGATCAAATGTTTTTGTTTTAGATGGTGTAAACAATCCAACATTACAAATTGTTAGAGGTAACGAATATATTTTTGATGTATCTAATGCTTCAGTATCTGGTCACCCTTTAGCATTTAAAGATGGATCAGGTAACTCTTGGACATCAGGCGTAACTGTAACTGGAACTGCAGGTAACTCAGGTGCAACAGTTAAATTTGAAGTACCTTCTAATGCACCAAGCTCAATGCGTTATTATTGTACTTCTCATGGTAATGCTATGGGTAATACTATTACTGTATCTGACTCAGCTATATCTACAGTAGCAACAAACATTTCCTCAGTAAATAGCGTTGCAAGTAACCAGACAGCAATTAATAATGTCAATTCTATTTCTAGTGCAATATCGGCAGTCAATTCTAATTCTAGTAATATTAATACTGTCTCTTCTAATATTAGTGGAGTAAATAGTTTTGCTGATAGATATCGTATTGCATCATCAGCTCCTTCTTCTAGTCTGGATGTTGGTGATCTTTATTTTGATACGACAGCAGATGAATTAAAAGTTTATAAGTCTGGTGGTTGGGCTGCAGCAGGATCAACTGTTAACGGAACATCTGCAAGATTTAGATATACAGCATCGGCAAACCAAACAACTTTTACAGGTAATGATTTAGATGGAAACACTTTAGCTTACGACTCAGGTTTTATTGATGTGTATCTAAATGGTGTACATCTTGATACAGCAGACTATACTGATACAAGTGGATCATCTATTGTTTTAGCATCAGGTGCTGCAGTAAATGATGAATTATATATAGTTGCTTATGGTACATTTGCTTTAGCATCTTTTGCAGCTACAGCAATAACATCAGGAACTTTAAACAATGCTAGACTATCATCTGACGTAACACAAAATACTGCTACACAAACACTAACAAATAAAACCATTAATGCCTCTAATAACACTTTAAGCAATATACCAAGTTCAGCTTTGGCAGGCGGAATAACAAATGCTCAATTAGCAGGTAGTATAGCAAATACTAAATTAGCAAATAATTCAGTAACCATTAACGGAACAGCCGTTCAATTAGGTGGATCAACAACAATAGCTGATAACTCAGTAGTTATGGCAATAGCTCTTGGTTAGGGACGACTAAATATACGGAGGAATGTAAGACAAAATCATGGCAAATAATTTTTCACAAGCTGATGCTACTTTAGCAAATAACAACTTAACTACTGTTGTTTCTGCTACATCAAATAAACAAATCATTATAGGTTTACTTATATCCAACACTGGTACTACTTCTATAAATGTAACTGCAAAGTTAAATAATGGCTCTGCTGACAGAAGTATAATAACCAATGCACCTCTGCCAGTTGGCGGTTCAATCGAGTGTGTACAGGGAAAAATAGTTATACCTAGTGGTGGTGCAGTAAAGATTCAAAAAAGTGGTGGATCAGCAGACGTAATAGTATCACTCTTAACAGATGTAACGTAGATGCCGTATTTAGGTACTCCTCCACAATCTGGTTTTATAACAACAGCAAAACAGCGAGTAACGTCAAGCACAAATAACTATGTAGACTTAGATCATGCAATCAGCAATTTAAGTGATGTTATAGTATGGGTCAATTTTGTAAAACAAGATAGCACGAATTTATCTTTAACGACTTCATCACGAATTACGCTAGGTGCGACTTTAGTCGCTAGCGATATTGTAGAGATTGCTTATCTAGGAAAAGCAGTTAATACACAAACACCTTCTACTGGAAGTGTGTCAGTTGATATGTTATCTGCTAGTGGAACTAAATCAAGTTCAACTTTTCTTGCAGGAGATAATTCTTTTAAAACTGTTTCTGGCACAACAATAAATAACAATGCAGATAACAGAGTTATTACAGGTAGTGGCACAGCAAATACTTTAGAAGGCGAAGCAAACCTTAGATTTGATGGCTCAACAGTAAGAGTAGGAAGTGGTACTACTTCCCCAGATTCAGCCGCAAGTGATGTTGTTGTAGAGGGAAGTGGTAATACTGGAATAAGCATATTAAGTGGTGGTTCCAATTCTGCTAGTCTTTATTTAGGTACTAATGGAGCAAACAATGATGGTGTAATTAGTTATTTAAATAATGATAATGAAATGCACTTTGACACTGCTGCTTCAACAAGATTTATTATTGCTAGTGATGGCACTCAATATGTTAATACTACTTCTGGGAATTTAAAACAGGCAAGTAGTGCTGGAGTTGTAACTAAAGGTGGGTCTGTTAATGGCGAAACACAAATTGCATGTTTATCTGGAAATCCTCTAACAATCAATCGTTCAAATGATGACAGCGGAGATAGAATTTTAATTAATTTTTACAGAGCCTCAAATAATATAGGACTAATTGGTGCTACTAATAGTTCAACACATTACAATACGAATAGTGATTACAGATTAAAAGAAAACCAAGTAGCTATTTCTGATGGCATAGAAAGACTTAAACAACTTAAACCTTATAAATTTAATTTTAAAATAGATGCAGATAAAATAGTTGATGGTTTCTTTGCACATGAAGTAACACCAGTAGTACCAGAAGCTATTAGTGGCGATAAAGATGCTGTTGATAGTGAAGGTAATATTGAGCCACAATCTATTGACCAATCTAAATTAGTTCCTTTACTGACAAGTGCCTTACAAGAAGCAATAACAAAAATAGAAACTCTTGAAGCAAGAGTTAAAACATTGGAGGACGCATAATG